TTTTTTTTTTGCCTTCAATTGGGATATTGAAGGTTTGTGAGATCCACTCTTGCTGAACTTCATATCCATTGCTGATGAGTCCTGATGTAATGTTCCATAATTCAGTTAAAGAGCTTTCCTGTTCAGCTGTTTTCCATTCAAAAATGTCATCATCACTTACATTGTAGCCTTGTAGTCTCATTAAAGGAAACAATTGATCCTGAACGGTAAATTGACTCTTTCTTTTGTCTGACTGAGCAATTCTGTTGTTTAAAGACCTTTCATGTACTTCTGTTTGTGATCTGTTGGTTCCCTGATCACTCAGCATGGTGGATCCTACCAGTATTTTTGAGATCTCGTTTGAATTGGCCTGCATAAACTGCATGTAAACCTGATATGCATCCTGCCGGTTGGCTTCCTGAAACTTAATATCTGTACCGGTTGGAAATGTACCTACTGAAGCCTGTCCCAGGTTAAGAAGCATTTCGTGTACGGAGTCAATTATTTTAGCGTCCGTTGTATTGGTTGTAGCAGTGATCAGTGGCATTCCGAATTTTTCGCAAAATTCAGCCCATGCCTGCATAACATTACGTTTCCAAATCAGGTTGGGAATAATGTTGTTGATAATTCCGAGGTTATAATTTTCACCAATCTGCAAAAGCCACGGATCAAACGCGGGATTGCTGTAGTCAATAAAAGCCGGTTTTGTGATGTCCGGAAAAATCTGCTTTCTGGTAGGAACAACATTTCTACGCGGGATAAAGTTCATTTCAATTTTTTCCACTTGAAACGAAATGAATTCAGCCAGAAGGGTTCCCCTGATAGTTTCATCAATGGTTCCGTCAAGAAACTTGTAAAACCATTGCTGTTGTAAAATGAACGTTAACTCCTCATTTACTTTTTTAGTCTTCCGGTTAATCACATGATAGTCTGTGTTCAATGTAGAAGATTTACGCATTTCTATTTGTGACTGAAGATGCCCGTCCGTAAGGAGATCATCAACAAGATCATGATAAAGGCTAAATTTTGGACTTTCAGGGTTTGTAGCGGCCATTACTGCCTGGCGCCATTTCTGTATGTCTTTTCGGCTGCTGTCTTTGAATGATTCAACAACCTGTGTTATTTTGGGATTCTTCCGTCCTGCTGCTTTTTTTTCAGGAGTGGCAGAAACGGGGCTTTTTGGGCGTGTAATATCAAAACCTAATATTCTCATGAGAATTATTTTTAACTGTATTTAAAATGAGTTTAAACGCTGTTTAAACGGATTGTTTACCATCTGTTGTTTTCTGCCGGATACTTTGAGGTTATTTTAATACCTGTCATGCTGTTTCCGCTGTCATCTGTAATCGGTGGTAAGTCGGCCGTATTTTCTGCTTTGGCTGCCAGCTTCAGCCAGTCAATAGCATCCTGATATCGCTGTGCTCTGATATCCGGCATTTTTCTGGGAATCGGGGTGTATAAATGATAAAGTGTACAATCCAGAACGATCATCACTATATGGCTGTTTCTTTCATCTCCTGTTTTAGAGAAGATCTTCTCAACATCATATTTCCCTGATAAATAATTTTTAACCTGGGAAATTCCCATCTGCTCAGCGGCTTTTATCTTAGTCTCTGAGTAATTCTCAAGGAGAATATTTTTTATTTCGGTGCGCACTAAAACGCTGTAGTCGTCATCTGTAATAAACATAATTTAAAATCTGTTAGGGTTACGGTCTTGTATTTCCTTCCGGCTGGTAGTCCTGGGAGGTATTTTATTGACAGCAGCAGCAACATTTAACTTGCTGATGGCTGACTGTAAGGCATCAGGTCCGTCATCATGAGCCCCGCTTCCTTGTGAAAATGCAAGCAGCTGATTAACGAGCTCGTGATTATCCGTAGACTCCCGGTGTTTTTCATTGAACCAAATGTTACCACGCTGGAAATATCCTTGCATGCTTTCAATACGGTCAAACTTTCCGGATTTTGTTTTTTCATCAGCCACAACAGGTATGTACCAGCCAAGCTCATCACCAACGGCATCAAAATCACTTACAAACTCATCCTGAGCAAAAAGCCCTTCAATGAAATAAGAAATATTATAATTCAGAAGACTGTTATCCTGTACATATTCATAAAGCCATTTAGCAACATTGTATCTGGAAGTCTGTCTGACAAAAGAATTAAGGATATGAAATTCACGTCCTATCTTTCCGGCAAAAACCATTGCTTTAAAATCCCCTTCATTTTTGTATGAAAGGTCACCGTAAAACACCAGGGCATCATATGAGATAAACTTTAATCGTGGTTTATACTGGATCCATTCGTTTTTAAAAAGTTTTCCCTCTACGATATGAACGTGCATATACTCACGCATAAATGATCTGTACGGTGTTGACAGATATTTCAGTTTCCAGTATTCTGCCGTTGTTTTTTCCGGCCAGTTCGGCTCAAACGTTGTTAGATCTTTAACGGCGGGAACTGTCAGGGTAAAGAATGTGGATTTAAGGCCAGCTTCTTTTAATTTCTTAGTAATGATCTTAAATTCTTCCTTCAGCTGATTGATCAGGGTATTTTTATGGAAGTTGTTATTAGCTACAACGAATCTGCGATAGGGAGAACCTTCATCAAAGGTTCCTTTTGCATCCTCCCAGGCAAAATCAAAAAGCTTTGTTGAAAGATCATCATTATTGACACGCTGTCTGGTATCCACATCATCAAAAACAATGTAATCCGGACGGGCTGATCCTTCACGTAATCCCCTGGGTGATTGTCCAGGTGTTGAAGTCATAAACTTTGCCCCGTCTGTTGTAGTAAAATCACCATCAGACCAGTCACCGTATTTAAATTTTTTACCGTAATAGTGAACAAATTTCTGATTGTAACTAAACTCAGCCTGAATGTCAGAAATAAGCTTTTTGGCCTTCTTATCCGTTTGCCCAAATAATAGCATAAACTTTAACTGGCCGGTAACATACAGGTAAAAAGGGATTCCCAAATCAATATGCACAGATTTTGCGCCTGAGCGGTAAATTTCCGCCAGGACATCACACACCGGATTTTTAATGATCAGATCTGCCAGTTTTTTATGATACCAGGCACATTTTACTTTTGCGTAGTGTGGGAAAAATTCTTCAAACCACGTGATATAGTCTTTTTCCCATTCTAAACGCTGTTTTCTTCTCTCTGTTGGAGTTTCATTTGGATTAAGTCCTGAGCCTGTAGATTGTTTAATGCCTTTGCAATGCTCATCATAATCCTGGAGCATTTTTTCAAAGGCTTTTGTTAATTTAAAATCTGTAGTACTCATTACTGTTCCTGTTGTGCTTTGTATAGGAGAAACATCTTATGCCATTCCAGGAATGAAACAGCCGCTTCCGGATCCTGGACGGCCATCCACGAATCAAACTCTTTTAATACAGCCATTGCGATCTGAGTTGAAACTTTGTCAGAAAGTAACTCAATTGCTTTTGTGACTGCTGCTATTGCTTTCACATCAATCTTTGAATCTTTACCTTCTGCAAGATCTCCCAGCTCAGCCATTAAGACTTTTTTAATATTGTTCGGAGCGGTTAAGTATTGCTTTCTTTTATCATCCCAGGAAATATCACCCTGTATCCCTTTGCGCCATCTTCCAATAGTCTGTTCCGTTACGTCAATTGTACCGGCAATTGCTTTTGCCGTCATTCCTTCCTCAACAAACATCTTCTCAGCCAATGCACGTAAGGGCTCATTGTTTACTCTTTTTGCCATTGTACACTTTTGGGCAAACTTCCAAACAAAAAGGACGCTTTTTTTAAAAAGTGGCAACCCTTGCCGAGGATTTATAAACCGCTGTTTCAGTGCTTTAAGTTTGCTGAAAAATCAATCGGACACATGATATTCGGTATTAATGAAAACACGTTAACGATGTACGGAACCATATGGGAATATGATGGCCAGGACTTCGTTTATTATTTGAACTTTCTTGAGAAAAAATACTCGGAGATAACAATCAGACTGCACACATACGGCGGGAGTGTTTTTGCCGGAAACCTAATGTGTAACGCTCTTGAGAGATCCAATGCAGACATTACAATTATAATAGATGGGTTAGCCGCCTCGATGGGTGCGATTTTCATACTATCCTCCAAAAAAGTAAAAATCGTAAATAACGGATACGTGATGATTCACGCACCCTCTAGTGGCTCCTATGGCAATGCAAAAGATCACGAATCCAATGCAAAGCTTTTGCGCCTTATGGAGGATAATTTTGAGCATAAACTTATGCTCAGAACCGGCAGGTCAAAAGAAGAAGTAAGAACCTGGCTCGATGCCGATACGTGGCTGAGTGCTCAGGAGGCTTTTGATCTTGGATTGGTTTCAGAAATTATCCCTGCATCTATTGATACGGTATATCCTTCTTTCGTACCTGAAGAGGTGGGAGAAACGGAAGTCTTCAATATGTATGCTGCCTTGCTTACTTCTGTTCCTACACCGGCGGTCAGTGCCTTTATGGGGTTTCCACAGATTCAGGCACAACAATCACAACAATTAAATTTTAATGATAATATGAAACAGTTATTAATTTCCGCGTTTGCCCTAAAAGGAGTAACCGCACAAAGTTCCGATACAGCTGTATTAGAAGCATTACAGACGGAATTTTCAAATTTGACAACAGCCAAAACCACTGCCGAAACAGCCAAAACAACGGCTGAGAACAAACTCAAGGAATTTGAAGAAGGACAGATTAAAGCAATTATTGACGGTGCTGCTGCTGGTCTTGGAAAAGCCTTTACAGAAGACGAAAGGAAAACATACGAGTCTATCGGTGCAACTTCCGGAGTTAATGCTCTTGAACTGGTATTTAAGACCGTCATTAAGCCTCAGTCTCCTAATATTTCAGCATCTATTCAGGCAGGTATGCAGGCAGGAGCTGTAACCGCTGGCAGGGAGAGTTGGGATTTTGCTAAGTGGCAAAAGGAAGATCCTAAAGGTCTTGAAAATATGGCTACTCAGGAGCCTGAAAAATTCAACAATCTATTTAACGCTAAATACAAATAAACATGCCAGAGTTTGAATCAGGTTTGTGGACAAGGACCTATGTCGATCCACAATTATTAGAAGATTTTAGAAATTACAATGATAATTTCATTGCGGTCCTTAGAAGACCAAACAAAGCAGCTATTGATGCTGATGGTATCAAGATGCAGAAGCTGGTAAATAATGTAGGTTTTGTAGTGAATGCAACCACTGATTTTACTCCGCTTGCAATGACAGGAAAGAAAAATTTTATTCCGTGGGATCAGTTGGATACTACACCAACCAGCTATTCCGATGCAGATCTAAGAGCGATGGCATTTGATAGAGAATCCGCTATCAGAGTAGAACATACAAACTCTTTTAAATATGGGGTGCGTGACTATGCTCTGAACAAATTAGCTCCTAAGCAGCATAAACCTGGTGAAATGCCAGTGATCAGAACTACCGGAGAAGAGTTTGAGGGGAGAAAAAGGATGACCTATTTTGATCTGAACCGCTTTTTATTTGTAGAAATTAAAAAACTTGGGCTTTCACAAAAAGATCAGTTCTATTTTATTTTAAATGATGATCATAAAGCTGACTTAATACACGATAGAGCCAGCACCAACAATTACAGGGATCTTGATGTTGACAAAAATACCGGTGAATTGAAGAGATTCTTCAATTTGCAGATTTTTGAAAACACGGCCGCTCCAACTTACAACGGAGCAGGAGTTTTAAAATCAATGGGAGCTACAGCAGCTGCCGGCGATCAATTAGCGTCTACATTCTTTTATGCTCCAAATACAGTGTATCACATTGAAGATGTTATTACCCTGACAAAACCAATGAACCAGGATACTAGAAGCAAGAATCCAACTGCTGAACTAAGATTACACTGTTATGGTCTTTGTGATAAAAAACAGGAACATGGTTTTGGTGCTGTCATTTCAGATAATGTTACACCCTAAAAATTACTGATATGACAAAGTCACAGAAAGAATATTCAACACAGTTCTTTAAGGATCATCCGGATATTAAAGAACTCCACTTAAACCCTCAAGGTGAATGGTTCACTGATATTAACTATGCTAATAACAGTCTTCCAAGACTTAAAAACGGAGATAAAGAGGGGAAAATCGAAACCATCAAAAAAGGGCAGAAAATTGAGGCCCTGGATGATGACAACGCTAAATAATTTTTAAAATGGCAAATATAAACGGCGTAAATTTTAAAAAGGGCAAAGTCGGAACTAACAGGCTCGGAATTAGTGATGCTGTAAGCGGTATCATTTTAACCGGGCCAAAACCGACAAGCTTAGAATTTGATACCCCGGTAGTGGTATACAATATTGAGGATGTAGAGAGCCTTGGAATTACCAAAGATTACGATTCTACCAACAACGTCCATGTCTATGAACATTTATCTGAGTTCTTCAGATTTGCTCCTGTAGGTACAGCATTGTATTTTATCATGGAGGAACAGACAAAAAAGCTCGTAGATCTTTGTGCAGATCCTGCGAAAAAACTTTTAATTTTTGCTGAAGGAAAGATCAATCAGATTGCAATAGGTCTTAACCTTGGAGCATCTGCAACTATTGTCATGCTTAACGGGGTTCCTGATGATGTTTATAATTCTATTGCAACTGCTAAAGCATTGGAGGAATGGTCAGAAGAAAACTTTATGCCGGTATCTGTATTCCTTGAAGGTTACAGTTACGGGGGTAATGCTGCCAGTTCTGCAAACCTTCGAGATCTTGAGAACCTTTCAGCCGAGGGGGTAACCCTTGTAATTGGTCAGGATTTCGATGTTGCAAAGAATAAAACCGGACATGCTCAGAAATATGCATTTATAGGTACTGTTCTAGGGGTTTGTGCTTCGTGTTCTGTTAACCAGAATATTGGAGAAAATGAAACCAAAAACCTTACCCATGAATCTAGGAAACTCCTTATTAATCCGGGATTATCCAATCATAAATTAACAAAAGAACAGTTTTCTGATCTTCAAACTCTTGAAAATAAGGGCTACGTGTTTGGTCTGACTTATACCGGTCTTGCAGGTGTAAGACTTAATAATGACCACGTCTGCAGCCCGATTATTTTGGATGATGAAAATAACATCAATGAACATACAGTTGCTTATGGCAGAACTGCAAAGAAAGCAAGGAGAGCACTAAGAACCGTATACCTGCCTAAAGTTAAAACGGATCCGGCAGTTAATCCGGAAACCGGAAAAATGCTTCCTGGTGTTGTAGTGGCTTTTGAAGCTTTGGGAGATGGGGTTTTTGCTGACATGGAAAGAGCTGGCGAGATCTCAGGCGGAAAAGCCTATGTAGATCCTAACAGTGATGTGATTGTAGCTAAAGTTTTAAACATTGGTTTCAAAATCGTTCCTAAAGGAAACATTGGTGAAATTAACGGAACTATTAACCTTAAAACACAATTATAATGAGCGAGATCATTAGAAATGGTAAAGCCTATGACAGCGTTGATGTTAAGGTACAAATCAACGCAGTTCCTATTAACGTAAAGTCACTTTCTTATGGAAATGAGCAGGAACATCAATTGAACCATACTTTGGGGGCTGATGCAACCTCCTGGTCAATGGGAAAAAAAACGCCTTCTGCTTCAGTGACTTTGATGATGGCTGATTCCGTTCCCCTGGAAAGAGCTGCAAACGGAAGTCTTTTGAAAGCCAAGCCTTTTACGATTACCGTTGAGTTTGTCAATGAATACAACATCATTGTTGTAGATAAGATTATTGCAAAATTCCAAAGTGAAGGACGTGAAGTTACTGGCGATATGGGACTGGAAAAGCAATACGATCTATTTGCATTAGCTGTAGACCTTAACGTATTATAACTCTTTAAACGCTGTTTAAAATGGCTTTACCAACAATAACGTATCCAAAAATTCAAAATTTAATTAATCTTAAAACATTTAAAAAATGGCTGTAGAAACAGTAAACCAAGAAACAAAAGATGCTCTTAAAAAAGAGCACGGCGATAAATTAAGAAGTTTGATTCTTCCAAAGAATGACGAATCAACAGAAGAACTTGAAGTCCTGGCAGTAGTTCCCTCCAGATCCGCTGTAGGACAATCCATGAAATACATGAACAGCGATCCTAAAAAAGGCCAGGAAATTCTTGTAAAGAATTGCATTCTTACCAGCAAGGAACTTGTTTTGGAAGATGATGGAATGTTCTATGCCGCTGCCGGTCTTTTAACAGAGCTTATCCCGATCAGACAGGGAAAGTTTGGGAAAGTTTAGAGTGCTCAGGTCTAAGCTATAAACAGGAAAGTGATTTATATATGAAGGCAGATGCACTGATCAGTCATTTCCTTCATATCCCTTTCCCGGAACAACTTGATGATGATACCTGGGCAATGAAATGGGCACAGATCGGATGGTTGGCAGATATGGGAATATTAAGCGTTAAAAAACTTCAGTAATGACAAACGGTGAATCAATAGTGATCAATTTGGCTGCCAGATATGCAGCTGCTTTTGGAATTATGGCAATCAGTAATAAAATCAATCAGGCCGTTGTCACCCGTGAGGAAAATAAGTATAACATTGATGTTTACGAAGACTTTGATCCTGATTTTGAAGCGGTCACAATGTCTTATAGATCCGGTGATCAAAATATTGAATTGAAATTTGCTAAAATGCTGGAGAGTTCAGGGGACGGCTCAATCTATGCTCCTCCGCTGATGCTGGGTTTCAGCCGTGAAAAAAACCTTATTGAAACAGAGGTTTCCGGCGGTGATGCTGTAGTGATTGAACGCTGGGGAACAAAGCCCTGGCAGATCGATATCCGAGGAATTTTGATTGATGTTGAAAACAGAAGATATCCTACTGATAAAGTGGATGCCTTGTGCCGGTTCTTTGAAAACAATAGTACCATTGCAGTTACAGGACAACAGTTTATTGAAAAGAATATTAAAAGTATTTACCTAAAATCAGTAAGTATAACAGCTGTAGAAGGGTTTCAGGATACCATGCAATTTACATTATCAGCTTCTAGTATCAATGAAGTGAATTTCACTTTAATAAAACCTAATGAGTAATGGCTTTACACTACTATACCATTGATATCAGGATCACCATTGCGGAGCGTATTCAGTTTTCAATTGTAAAATCAATCAAAATTGAGAGTACTATTGAAAAGTTTGCAGATACTGCTACAATCGAATTACCCAGGGAGTTTAAAAATGCTGTAGATAATAGCCAAAGATTATCACTGGAGCGCAAAAACTTACTTGAGTACCTTAAAGTAGATGATTCGATAGTTATTGAAGCGGGTTATGACGGAAAACTTTTTACCGAGTTTACAGGCTATATTTCAAACGTAGGGGCGGAAATTCCGATTTTAATTGAGTGCGAGGATGAAATGTATAAGCTTAAAAAGATGCCACTCATTAACCATACTTTCAAGGCAGCAAGTCTAAAACAAGTCTTGCAGTTTATCGCTCCCGGATATGAAGTTAGCGCACTTGATATGCCAGTAGGAAAATACATGATTGAACGGGCTACGCCTTACAAAGTCATAGAAGATCTTAAAGAGAAATTTGGTATTCGCTGTTTTTTTAAAGGAAAAGTACTTTATGCAGGGCTTACAGTGGACTTTAAACCGCAAACAGTACACGATTTTACTTTTGGAAAGAACATCCGTGGAAGTACAGATCTAAAGTACAAAACACAAGCGAGCCGGAAACGATTGATAAAAGCCGTTTCCATGCAAAGAGGTGGAACAGACAAAAAAGTCACCTATGAATATGGTGAACCTGGAGAAAGTGAAATTTCCTTGCATGCTCCACTGAATTTAACCCAGGAGCAACTTAAAGAATGGACCGAGAAATACTATTACTCGATGGTGTTTGACGGTTATGAAGGCAGTATAGACGGTTGGTTTTATCCCCGTACTGAAGTGGGTGACAGTGCCAATGTCAAAGACCCAAACTATCCGACAGGATATCGTGACGGACAGTATTTTATTGATGGTGTAACAACGCTGATCAGTGAATCTGACGGAATAAAAAGACAAAACAAATTAGCATTTAAAATAAAAAGCAATGAAGAATTTAATCGGCCTACTTATGGTCATATTACTATTACTCCCAGGGTGCAGCGCGGTAAGAAAAAACATACCTGATTCACCCCCTCCTCTAATTCAAAAAGACAGTGTTTCCGAAACAAAAACGGTCACAGTTACAGTAAAAGATACCGTTTTAGTTTCAGTCCCGGACAGTCTGTATTATGAAGCCTATGTAGATTGTGTCAATAATAAACCGGTTCTCAGGGATCCGGCACAGAAAAATACGCCAGGAGTAAAATCAGATGTTAGTCTAACGGACGGGAAACTTAAAATTTTGGTGAATACTGAAGCACAAAAGCTGTTTCATAAATGGAAGGAACAATATATACAATCAGAAAAAGAGCGAATTCAAAAAATACCGGTTCCGTATCCCGAAATTAAAAAAGTGCCTGTTCCGGCAGAACTGTCGTTTTTCCAGACCCTTTATATCTGGCTTGGTAAAATTGCCTTTTTTGCGTTGATCGGTTTCATTTTATATAAAATACCGTGGAGAAGTTTCTTGAGGTTGTAGCAAAACAAAGTCAAAAGTCATTGCCGGTTAACCGTTCTACCTCGATCGGAACCGTTACGGAAATAACCGGAATGACTTGTACTGTAGAAAGAGAAGATCTTCCGCCCTTATTTGATGTTCGTTTCAATGCGATTGATAAAAATTTTGATAACTGCATTCTGATTTACCCGGCTGTAGGATCTGAAGTTCTTTGTCTGGTGGTGGAAAATGAACCGGCAGAAACAGCAATAGTCAAATACACAGAAATTGATAAAGTGATTATTACAATAGGTGGAGCACGTTTTGAAATGTCAGGGGGAAAGTTCGAGTTTAAAAATGAAACGAGTGATTTAAAGCAGATTTTAACAGATGGATTTAACCAGCTTAAAAATGCAATAATTACTACATCTTCAGGACCAGGGCAATTTTCTGATAAGGATAAACTAAAGTTTGAAACTCTTCGAAATGACACCGAAAAACTCTTTAAATAATGCCATTAAACGACGCTCAATTTATACAACAGGCTGTTACCCTTCAACAGGAAATGGAAGGAAAAACAGATAAAAACACTGCACGCCAGGAATATGCTGAAAAGCTTTTAAAGTTGCTTAAAGACTATTTAAAGAGTGCATCCATTGAGATTACAGGAACAAGTAACCAGGGACCATTTACAGGAACCGGAAAAATTACATAAACCATGAGAAAAGATATTAAGGTTGATGATAACCATGAAGCTGTAATAGAAAACGGGGATTTTGTAATCAGTGAATCTGACAGACAACATGTAATAGACATCACTTTTGCCCATCCGGGTGAATACAAAGCCTATCCGTTAATAGGATTCGGAGCAATTCTGCAAATAAAGAAAAATCCCGATCCCAATCAATTTAAACGTGATTTAAAGATTCAATTGGAATATGACGGCTACAGCAATCCGAATATTGATCTCTCAGGAGGTTATGAAAACTTGAAAATAAACATATGAAAGAATTATTAATTTATAAAAAACCTGTCATTGCAATATTGGCAGCTACAAAAAAACCTGCTGTGATTGTTCCTGCTTTAGGACTCATGTCGGTTTCTGACTGCACATTAGGTGTTTTTCTACTACTGGGACTTATGGCTTTAGACTTTGTTACTGGAGTGCTTGCGTCCTGGAACTTGTGGAAAAAATCTAAAATAGAAAGCAATTTTTGGAAGTATGGATTTTCAAGTTCAAGGATTCGACTGTCAATTGCAAAAAGTGTTACTTATTTCCTACTCATTATTTGCTCGTATGGCATTGAGGTGATCTTCAAAATAAAAAGTTTTGGCTCTAACAGATACACAGAACATGAACTAACATTATCTCTTTTAGCAATAGCATTTGCCTGTTCTATTGAGTTTTACTCAATCTTTTTTGAAAATCTTCCTAAAGCCGGATTTGATATCTGGAGCTATTTCAAAAAAATGACTTCAAAAATAAAATCCGGGATCTCAACTATAAAAGATATCACAAAGGATGACAGTAACAGTGCTACATAATCAGACGCTTTTAGATATTGCCATACAATACACTGGAATAGTTCAAAATAGCTTTGATATTGCGGTTTACAATGATATTGCTGTATCTGATTCATTAATACCAGGAACCAGCATTATTATTCCTGATAATATTGAAACGGATCCTGATGTAGTGACTTACTATCTGGTCAATAAACTTCAACCGGCAACGGAAATAGATCCTGATTTAATTACAATAACCCCATTGTCCGGAATTGGATATTGGGAAATAGAAAACGAATTTACAGTAGAATGAGAACAGTAGAAGAAATTTTTAACTCACTTATTGAAAAGAAAGCTACTTATCCTGATTTAGATGGCTTGAATTCAACATCTAAAGTATCAATTTGGCGACTTTTATTGTGGGTTTTTGCCTTTGCTATTTATATTCATGAAAGGATTTTTGAAGAGTACAAAAAGGAAATAGCCATGATGATCCAGGAAGAAAAGAGCCATACCCAAAGATGGTATAGAAATAAAGCTCTTGCATTTCAATATGGATTTTCCCTGCTTCCGGATGATGATAAGTTTCAGAACGCAGGTTTCACAGATGCCCAGATTGAAGCTTCTAAAATTATTAAGTACTCAGCAGTAACGGAAAGTGAAGATCAAAGCCGGTTAATCATTAAAATAGCCACGGAAACAGGAGAAGTGTTGCAGCCTATAACTGATGATCAAAAGCAAGCATTTGAATATTATTTGGCTGAAATTAAAGATGCAGGAGTGCAAACAACTGTAATTAATTTTTTACCGGATAGGTTACAACTTTTTTTAAAAATCAAACGAGATCCAAATGTTATTGATTCTAATGGTGTATCAATCCTAAACGGGAATGAACCCGTAAAAGATGCTTTGCAAAAATTCCGGAAGGAACTTCCATTTAATGGTGAATTGGTTTTAAATAGTCTAGTAGACAGGTTACAGGTAATAGATGGAGTGGAAAACCCTCATTTAATTGCGGCTAAAACCTCCTGGATTGATCCAGTTCTCGGAAGTTATGGAAATTGGGAAAATATAGAGATTTCAAAGATTCCAGTAAGCGGATACTTTGAAATTGATTACCAAAACAGCAGTATAGAATATGTGGTATAATCTTAAAGCTCAGAATTTAGTTTTACAGTGCCTGCCTACTTTTTTAAGGAGGGGATCTTTAAGTTCTTTACTTGCTTTAGTAGCTTCAGAACTTACAGATCTAAATAATGAATTGGTAGTTAATAGGAATGTTTCCATAACAAAAGTTACTCATAACTCGCAAGTCTGCAAGCTGCGAAAGATCCTCAATGATACATTTGATTATGAACGGAGGATTAAAGTTGTTGAGGGGGTTTTAAAGGGACCTAAATACATCTATACAGATGCAGAGCAAAAACCAAAATGGTTGGGTGAAATAGTAATTTTTACAGCATCAGAAACGGAAGGTAATGGAATTGATTTCACTGTGGTCATTCCTGGCGAATTGAAAAATTATCAAACAGAAATTAAAGCCCTGGTCAACTTTTATAAGCTGGCAGGCAAAAAATTTAAAATAATTATTGATGAAACGATTTAATTTTAATCAAACTGGTGGACTCAAGCTGGTTACTGAAACCCTCTCAGGTCTTCAGGATGCCTATAGTATTTATTCAGGTGCTTTGAAAATGGCTGGAGACAAGGCCATTTTATCAGGATGTGAAGAATTGGGAGGTACAGTGACAAACGGCTTTGTAATCATTAATGGCGAACTTCTCGAATTTAAAGGGGCGGTAAAACAAGATACTGTAATTATTAAAGAAGAAATTGATACTATACAGTTTGAAGACGGCACACTGAAACCGTTTGAGACTTATAGATATGTAACTTTTGGATATTCTACAGCTGCTATTTCATGGGACTCATTTAAACGGGTTCCACCGCTTAATGAACTTCCGGCTCAGCTTACTGCCCTCAATAACAAAATAGATAGTTTTATTAATGTAATAGGCTTTTTACGTAAAGGCGAAATTTATATAGGTGATGTAAATGGAAAGGCTATTGGATGGGAGTTTAATGGTTCTGATTATAAAGTGAAACTAATAAATAATACTGGTGGCGGTAGTAGCGGTGGTGATGATTTGTATCAGGTAACTTTTAATACTCCTCTTGAGGATGCTAATTATAGGGTTTTCACTGCTGTTAGATACACGGGAAATTATGTTTCTAATAATGATGTGATTGTAACATCATCAAATCTAACAAGCACCGGATTTCAAATATCTGTGAGAGAGCTTTCAATGGATACACAAAATATAACATTTGAGTATATAATTTTTAAAAAATAATCATGAAGATTTCAAAAATAAATTTAAGAAATCTCTTTGCCAAAGGGCAAAAACCAAAACAGGAAGCATTTTGGAACTGGATTGATAGTTTTTGGCACAAAGATGAAGAGATTGAACAAAGTTCTGTAAAAGGTCTTGAGGATACATTAGCCAATAAGCTAGATAAGGGTGTTGAGACAACCTTACTAAATTCATTTAATGATGCAGTATCTAAGGTAAATTCAATAATAAAAGGAGAAGCTACTCCTACGAGTTCTCCTACCGCTTGGGTTCCTGGTGGTCAGGATATTTTTGAAAAATGGGAGGCAATGACAGTAGGAACGTATACTAATTTTAAAGACTTGAACAACCAGCCTATTGAAGTTATAGCAGCTGATTTAGATAAAAAAATTGTCTTTATAAATATGACAAATGGAGTTGCTAAAAAAGACGTAAAGGATGTTCCTGGTGTAATTGCTAAAAAAGATTTTGATCCTACGAATGATGAAGACCCTTCAACAATGGAGGCGGCTGCTAAAAGATATGATCCAGCAGTTAGCGTCTTAAGTGGTTTTTTTAGTGGCGGTTCTGAATTTGTAGATCTTTCTAACGGATACTCAGAAGGATACTTAAAAAATGATAATACTATCGCAGGAGATAATAAGAATCTTACAAAACAAAATATTGATATTGCTGGTTACACTAAATTATACTACAAATGTTACCCTTCAGTTATTGCAGCATCTTTAGCCGGTACATATGTTGCGGTTCTTGGCATTAAAACAGACGGGACAAAGGTTGTATTAAGAGAGTCAGCTATAATTCCGAATAACCCTCCGTATCCACAAACGGCAGTTGAGGAAATTATTGATATTACTGGATATACTAAAATTTCAGTATCAATAGGAAATTTAGACATAAGTTCTGGGCAAATTCCTCTAATTAAACTATTTAACACTCCCTATCAAACTAATGCGGTAATGGAATACATAAACAAGGAAGTGGGAAAAGTGTCGACTCAAATTGATAAGCCTAAAGGACCAATAGTGCTAAATTATATTAATGCATTCAGCTCTAGTAATACTACAGTTGCAAATGCAACTTTTACGGGAGGCATGCTTAATTTATCCGGTTCCGGTTCTTATGGATTGATAAAACAAAATACTTTGAACGAGGACTCAGAAATGTATATTATTTACCAGGAGAATTCTTCAAGTAACATCATTTTTGGGTTAAATGCTAATAATTCCTTTAGTAATGGTGATTACGCGCATCATGTAACAATAAGATATAATACATCAGGAACTAATTTTGGAAAATTAGAAATAGTTGCAGGACATAATATGGGTTATTCTCAATTGTCTACAACTGCAAATTCTAATTACTCAGTAGGTGATTTGTTGAAATTAGGGGTCATTAGAAAAGGTCTTACATATACTTTCTACGTTCAAAACCTTACCAAGGGCTGGGGTTTGAAAATAGAACAAACATGCACTCCTACAGGATTACCTTTTGTGGCGCACAACACATCCAGTCCGGTAATAGTTTCTTATTCCGGAAGTACAAGTATTAGCGAATTCAAGCACATTTGTTTTGCTCAAAGTATTGACAAAGCTATCAACGGTGATAGTATCACATTTGGACAATCTGCTGCAACTGAAGAAAAACGATGGGCATCACAAATTGTAGGGCATAATTTGGTTATGGGAGGAGGAGCCGATACTACAGCATCTGTTTTATCAAGGATTCAAGAAATAATAAAGATAAACCCACGAAAAGTTTTATTGATGATTGGAGGAAACGATATTCTATTTTTAGTATCTACTTCAGTTTGGCAGAAAAATCTAAAAGATATTAGAAATGCCTTAGTAGATGCCGGTATTGAGGTAATTCATTTATTCCCAACTCCAAGGGCTGGTGCTTCTACTTTGATAACGTTTTTAAAGACTGAACCTTTATTTGCCAGGGATGTGAAAATAGATACTAATACGCCATTAATGAATGGAAGTACAGACACTTTAGCGGTAATTTACGATTCTGGGGATCACTTACACCCTAATAATGCAGGGCATGCGAAAATAGCAGAAATAATTAACAATAGTATTTAAGCTACCAAATATCTAACTCATGATGATGATTGATGGCAAATCCATATTCAGATTTAAGTTTAAGTTTTGCTTTTATTCTTTTGGATCTATCAGTAGTTGTTTTGATAGCCTCTTCTATTTCTTCAATGAGATCCGATTTTAAACCTAAATTATTGAATTCATGACGAAATTTATTTAGTTTTTTGTCAATTTTATCCTCATTGTATAAGAATGAAAGTGTGCTCATAGAATAGTTTTTACAAATTTAATAAATTAAAATAAAATAGAAATTTAAAAAGCTTGTTAAAAACTAGAAATTAATTTCCCTGAAGGCAGGAAATAAAAACGTCCTCCGCTTTTTAAAAATCTCTCACAACCTTTAAAACACGCTGATACCAGCTACGGAGGACGAAAAAGTCTTCTTTAGCTGGTTTCTTGTGTATAGTTGTGAGAGGCGCAAAGATAATACTAAAAAAATTAAGAAAAAAAGAATGAATAAATATCATGAAATACTAAATGAAATTTTATGTTTAGGTAAATTACAAGATAATAATAAAGGGAATATTATTTATTTATTAAATAAAAAACTTCATTTAAAACCTTCAGATCTGTTAGATATATTTGAAGGTCATTTAATAGCAAGAAAAAAACTTAAAACAGAACTAGACCTGTTTCAGTCAGGAGAAAGATTGA